CCACAAACCCCCCCCCCCCCGCCGGGCCTGTTTTTCCCCCCCCCCCCCCCCGGGCATTTTTCATAGCCAAAACGGCACGCACACGGGTCATCCTCCGCCCGCAGGGCTCTGGAAGCAGAGCCGGTGCGTGCCGTTTTCTCATACGGAGGTGAAACCTTGGCACGAGAATCCCAAATCAGCAAGTGGAACAGCCCCAGCGGGCTGCTGCGATTGCAGCGGCTGGCGATGCACGGTCTGACGCAGGCGGAGATCTGTGAGCAGATCGGCGTGCCGGTGCGCACTTTCCGGCGCTGGTGCACGCAGGACCCGCGCATCAAGCAGGCCCTCAGCGTAGGCGCGGAGGCGGCGCTAGCCAGCGTGGAGAACGCCCTGTTCAAAAGGGCCCAGAGCGGCGATCTGGGCGCGATGTGCTTCTTTTTGAAAAACCGAGATCCGGAGCATTGGAGTGAGCACCCGGAGCTGAGAGGTTACGACGGAAAGGTGGTGTTTGTGGATGACATACCAAAGACGGCAGCCCCCAAACCTGCTGAAGCAGCAGCTGAAACTAAGCAGCCTGATCATCCCTGAATACTACGCCGCCCACACCGCCATCTGGTCGGGTGAGTACAACGAGTATCTGGGCGACGGAGGGCGCGGCTCTCTCAAATCGACGTTTGCCGCCACCGAGGTGGTGCTGCTGGTGATGCGGGTGCCGAACATCCACGCGGTCGTCCTGCGCAAGGTGGGCAACACCCTCGCCACCAGTGTCTGGCCGGAGTACAACCGCGTCATCGACCGCATGGGCATCCGGCATTTGTGGAAGCAGACCAAGAAGCCCTATACCCTGACCTATATCCCCACTGGGCAGACCATCCAGTTCTACGGTCTGGACGACCCCGGCAAGCTGAAATCCATCGCCGTACCGTTCGGCTACTTCGGCGTGATGCACTTTGAAGAGTTCGACCAGTACGACGGCCCCGAAGAGATACGAAACGTGGAGCAGTCGGTGTTCCGTGGCGGCCCCTTCAGCTTTTCCTTCAAGACCTTCAACTCCCCCGCCATGGCGCGGCATTGGGTCAACCGGTACAAGCGGGAGGCAAAGCCGAAGCAGTTCCGGCACCACACCACCTACCTGACCACCCCGCCCGAATGGCTGGGCCCCCGCTTCTTTGACGATGCAGAAACCCTCAAACAGCGGGACCCGGTGGCCTATGCCCACGAGTATCTGGGCGAGGTGGTGGGCTGCGGCACCGCCGTGTTTGAGAATCTGGAGCTGCGGCCCATCACCAGCGAGGAGATCGCCGGGTTTGACCGCCGCTATTACGGTCTGGACTTCGGCTGGTACCCCGACCCGAACCATTTCGGCGGCATGAGCTACGACCACGCCCGGCAGACCGTCTACATCTACGAGGAGCACCGGGCCCAGAAAGAGACCGATGCCCAGCTGGCAGAAGCAATCAACCGGCACCTCCACGATGAGATCATCGGCGACAGCGCGGCCAACCGGTCGATCGCTACACTGCGGGATCTGGGGTTCAGCCGCCTGCGTGGCTGCCGGAAGTACGCCGCCCACGGCGGCACATCCGTCACCGACGGCATGAAGTGGCTGCAGAGCCGCGCCAAGATCGTCATTGACCCCCAGCGCTGCCCATGGACGGCCCGAGAATTTTCAGAGTATGAGTACGCCCTCGACAAAAAGACCGGCGAAGTGATGCCGGGCTTTGTCGATGCGGCAAACCACAGCATCGATATGACCAGATACGCCCTTGAGGACGTCTGGCAAAAGAGAGGTGTACAGAACACATGATAAACCACGCCGACATTGAGAACATCATCGGCTGCAAGACCCTTGTCACCAACCAGATGCAGCGGGCCATTGAGGACTGGTACGATGCCGCCATCAACGGTCTGCCGCTGGATAAGAACCCGGAGACCCTGACGCTGGACCTGCCCGCGCTGATCTGCGCAGAGCTGGCACGGCTGACCACGCTGGAGCTGGAAGCCACGGTGGAGGGCAGCGACCGTGCCGACTGGATCAACGCCCAGCTGCAGCGGGCGCTCACGCCCCGCAGACGGCGCATCTTCACGGTAGCGCTGGCCCTTGGCAGCGGCATCTGGAAGCCCTACCAGAGCGGCAAAAAGCTGGGTATTTCCTTCTGCAACGCGGGCCGGTACTTCCCCGTGTCCCACGACGTGGAGGGCAGCCTGACCGAGGGCGTGTTCATCGACAGCATTCAGGATGACGATAACTACTACCACCGCATGGAGTGGATGCACGTGCTGGAAAGCCGCGCAGACCTGCGGGATGAAGAGCTGGCGCAGCTGGAAGATTATGACCTTGCAGCTCCCGCACAGTTTCCCTGCATCAAGGTGGTCAATCTGGCCTTCCGCAGCGCAACACAGGACAGTCTCGGCAGCCCGGAGGATCTGAGCATCCGCCCGGAGTGGGACGACATCCAGCCGGTAGCGTACCTCACCGGGCTGGAAAAGCTCCCGGTGGGATATTTTGTTACGCCTATTGTTAACAGCGTCGATCCGGACAGTGAGCTGGGCGCGGCTATGTTTGAACCCGCCCGCAAGCAGATCATCGATGCCGACGAACAGTACACACGGCTGGACTGGGAGTACGAGGGCGGAGAGCTGGCGGTAGACACGGATGAGAAATTTCTCAAGCCCAGCGCCACCGGGCAGCAGTTGTCCAAAGCGCAGGCGCTCAGGGAATACGGCGTGCCGCCGGAAGCCATCGACAGCACGGCACCGCACCACAGAGAGCGGCTGTTCCACGGCATCAACGTCAACACCGGCATCACGGACAGTGCCCCGTTTTATCAGGTGTTCTCCCCCGCCCTGCGGGACGGCAGCTACCTGTCCGGTCTGAACCAGTATCTGCGCAATGTGGAAAGCCACGCGGGCCTGAGCTTCGGTGTGCTGTCTCAGGTGGCAGACGTGGAAAAGACCGCCACCGAGATCGTCAGCAGCAAGCAGAAGCTGTACTCCACGGTCTCCGACCTTCAGGCAGCACTGGAGGACGCTCTGCGCGGCCTGATCGATGCGCTGGACTACTGGGCAGATCACATCCCCGGCGCACCCGGCAAAGGCAAACTGAACATCTCCTTCAAGTGGGACGACAGCATCATCCTTGACCGCCTGTCCGAGATGGCCCAGTGGCAGCAGGAGGTCAGCATGGGCCTGCGCAGCAAGACCGAGTACCGGATGCATTTCTTCGGCGAGGACGAAGAGACCGCTACACGGGCAGTGCAGGCCATTCAGCAGGAAACTGGAGCCAGTGACATTCTGAAGGGAGTGATCGACAATGGCGACGGCTAAAACGAAATTCGCCCGGATGAAGCAGACCGCGGAACGGCTGGACTGGCTGATGGCGAACGCGCGCATCCTGCGCAGCCCTGCGCTGTGGGAGAAATACTACGAAGCTCTGCGCGTCGTCCGGCTGCTGGGCTTTGAGGTCACGGTGGAGGGCGGCCGCTACCACCGGGTAACGCCATGCTGACCCCGGACGAAGTTAACGGCTACGCTGGGCTTATGGCGGCCCCGTGGGACGAGCTGAACGAACGTATCCTGCGGGACATGGTGCGCCGGATCATCAAGGCGGGCAAGATCACCTCCACAGCGGAGTGGCAGAGCTTCCGGGCGCAGGCGCTGGGCGCGAGCCGGGCATACCTTCTGCGACAGATGCAGGCTATCGTGCAGGAGCTGGGGCCCCAGGAAGCCGCTGTGTTTGCCCAGGCAATAAAACAGGCATACACCAAGGACATGCTGGATGCAGCCGCAGCAGGCCGCGCTCTGGCCCCTCTGGGCGAGAGTGAGGAAGCGCAGCAGCTGCTGGAAAGTGGCTACCGGCGCACCATGAACACCCTGTACAACCTGACCCAGACCCGCGCTGTGATGGGCAACCAGAACATGATGGATACCACTCAGCGGCAGCTGGCGTATTATCTGGACATGGCCCACATGGATGCTACCAGCGGCGCGTTCAGCTCCGACGATGCAGCACGGCGAGCGTTGAATGCTTTAGCAGCAAAAGGTGTGGGGGCTATCACCTACCCCAGCGGCCACGTGGACACGCTGGACGTAGTGGTGCTGCGGGCTACCCGCACCGGCATCAACCAGACTGCCGGAGAGATCACCCGCCACAACGCAGACGCATTGGAGTGCGATTTGATGGAGCTGGATGCCCACGTGGGTGCCCGCACCGGCGACGGCGGGCAGGACCTGACCAACCACAGCTGGTGGCAGGGCCAGATCGTCAGCCGCAGCGGTCGGCACGGCTATCTCTCGCTGGACGATATCGGCTACGGCGACGTGCGCGGCTTCATGGGGGCCAACTGTGCCCATAACTGGGCAATGTACTGGGAGGGCGCAAGTGTTCGCAGCTACACCCCCGAACGGCTGGCTGCGATCAATGCGGCTACCGTGACCTACAACGGTAAGGATATTGACCGGTACAAGGCTACCCAGATGCAGCGCGCCCAGGAGCGGCAGATCAGGGCCGACAAGCGGGCGTTTCTTGTGGCGAAGGAAAGCGGCCAGAAGGATGCCGAAAAGGCCGCAGCGGCAAAGCTGGCGGCCTCTCGTGCAAAGATGAAAGACTTCCTCAGTCAGACCGGGCTGCAGCAGTACCAGCTGCGGGAGAGCGTGCCCGGCTTTGGCCGCAGCGAAGCGGCCAGCGCAGCCGCGCAGGCACGAAAATGAGTGTGCTGGACTTCTTGAAAAGGCCGTGCTATAATTCAGGCCAGAATAAAGGAGGTTTCACACTATGAAGATCAAGAATCGAATCCGGGCGGGCATTGTGCTGCTCGCCCTCGCACTCGGCTTGACCGCCTGCGGCGACAGCTCTTCCAGCACCGCCAGTAGCGCAGCATCCAGCGCTCCGGCCAGTTCCGTGAGCGAGAGCGTCAGCGCCGAGCCGGAAAGCACCAGTGCTGCACCGGAGAGCGCAGTCAGCACCGAAGCTTCGCCTTTGGACGGCATCAAGTTCTCGGTAAGCAAGGTGCGCAACGATAACACCGGCAACTGGCGTATTTCGCTGATTGCAGAGAACATCGACATGAGCGAGTATGCGCTGGACTACTACAAGCAGTATTTCACCGACGACAGCGAGATCCACTTTATTGTGAACTTCAACTACAACACCACCACGAAGATCATGAACATGGGCGGGCAACTGGATGTAACCGTGCAGGACTACGTCCCCAAAGAGGAGCATGACGCAAATACTCTGGGCAGCGGCACAGTTCTGGCCGAGTATTTTGTGGACAAGGAAACTGGTGAAGTTGAAAAGATCAGCTGACAAATGAGCAAAGCAAAAGCCCTGAAGGAATGCACCTTCAGGGCTTTTCTTGTTGGTTCAATTCACCGGAACATATCAACAACATATTCAACTGCGGCTTTCGCTTCCGGGGTGAGCGGTCGGGTACACCACCCACGGTCATAATAAGCAACCTCCTGCCAGTAACGCACATCGCCCGGCGGCAGTTGACTGACCCAGAGCTTCAGGATCCTGCCGCCGTCGATACCAAACTCGCTGTGCTTCTCGCAGACCTTGGCCTGCCACCGAATCTCCGAGCCGTTCAGCTCGAGGCTATCCTCGTGCCAAAGCTGGCTGTCCACGCACATTTCCGTTCGGAATCCCCGCATCACTGATCACCTCCGCCGTAGTCCACCACATAGCCGTTGTACACGAAGTTCTCTGCCGCCATGGCAGCGTCGAGGACCCGGTTTGCATACTCGGCAGCCTCCTCCGGGCTCTTGAGGCCGAGGGAGGCCCACTGGACACCCAGCCGAACCGGTGCGCCCTGCTGGGCAAAGTTACGGTCGAAAATCCGAATGCCGTCCCACTTGGTGAACTGCGCCTGAAGCGCGCCCAGCGCCTCGTTGTACACCTTCCAGTTGACCTTCTTCATAGATTAGCCCTCCTTCACCAATTCGTAATGCTTGATGCTACCGTCTACAAATCTCCGGCCCTGCAGGATCTCCACGCTCTGGAGCAGAAACTCGAGGTGGGCCATATCGATAGCCCCGCAGGAGCCGGGGTCGCGGAGCAGCTGCTCTGCCAACGCGTCCTGCATCTTGACGGTGTAGCAGGTCTCACCGACGATCTTCTCGCCATTCTCGATCTCCGCGGTGTCATAAGTGATGTTCAGCTTCTTCATGATCACCATTCTCCTTTCGCAGCAGCATTGCGGATTGCCCGCTCTTCGTTCTCCTGATCCAGCGCCTGCGCAAAAGCATCCAGCGCGCTGGCCCTCGTGATCGGCCCGAACTCCTTCACAAAATAGGCGAAGGTGCGGTCGTCCCAGCACTCGACGTAGCCGTCGCCGCCCTTACCGTAGTTCTCGCGGGCCAGAGCCATGAACTGGTCGAAGGTCAGCGCCGGAGGGTTCGGCTCGGTGTCCAGAGGGACGACCCTCGCATAGGGGTGTCCCCTGCGAATGACCTGCGTCAGTTCGGTGTCAGCTGCTGCCCGTTCAGCCCGGCAGCCGTAGACCTTCAAGGTGCCGTCGTCCTTCTCTTCGAGGATTGCCCAGTTGTAGGCGTGCGTCTTGCTGGTGCGCACCAGCTGGCCTTTGTAATAGAATTTCATGGTTCAGTCCTCCTTGTTGGTGTACTCGTCGGTGTCACGGCTGGATTCGCCCATCAGAAACGCCCGATGCTTGCCCTTGTCGTCCCTGACCCAGTCACCGCCCAGAGCGGTGAGGGTGAAGATCATCCCTTGGTACTGACCCTCGGCGCACACCCGGGTCGGCTCCGGCAGGTCCTCCCGGTGCATGACGCACCACTGAGAGTCCATACTGAACGCCAGCATCCCCAGCTGGCCGCGCAGTTCCTTCTTCATGGTTTAGTCCTCCTTGACCAGCTGCAGCATCTTAAACACGCGGTCCCACTGCTCCTGCGAAAGGGTACCGCCATTGTTCACCACTGCTTCGGCCGCGTTGATTTCCAGCCGCATCTCGGTCTTGCTCATCTCGTTCGGATTTGCCATTTTTCGTTTTCCTCCGTTATTTTTTATCCAGAAACCCTTCCGATGGCTGTATGTTACCTCTGCGCAAGCACAAAGTCAAGTTGTTTTTGATTTATTTTTTAATTTCTTTTTGTTGTTGACTTTTGCCATGGCAAGTCATATCCTTGTGGCAGGAAGGAGTGACCCAAAATGACCACATCATCCAGAGTGAAAGCCCTGCTGGAAATGACCAGCACCGACCAAAACGCCTTTGCCGCAGCGTTCGGCATGACCACCCCGCAGGCCATGAGCAACAAGCTGCGTAGGGACAGCTGGTCGGCAAAAGACCTCGCCAAGGCTGCCGCCCTCTGCGGCGCAAGGCTGGCTTTCATCCTCCCGGATGGCTCCCAGCTTATCCTCGCCCCGGACGAGAAGTGACCGCTACACCACAAAACACCCCGCGCTGAAGAGGACAATCCTCCCGGCGCGGGGTGTTTTGCTTGCATACAGTTGCAACAGAAATCCTGTCAGTTGCAACAAAAGGTTGCATACAAAGTTTGTAGCCACGAAAAAGTGAGTGTTCATGCGGGTTTTTGGGCAAAACATACAGAGACATACTCAAACTCTTATCCTGACCCTTATCAGAAGAAAAGAAGAGTATACATGCGTGAGAACGCGCTTGATGCCCGCACGCGTAGGGTTTATAGGGATTTTGGTATGCTTTGTTTCAGGTATGCAGCGCTCAAGTCATAACGTTTTTGCCCGCCGGAGTGTGATACGATAGCACCAGATTACACCGCGCACCCGGTGTCAGAGAGGTGCAAGGGCCCGCGCACAGCAACGCGACAACAATGCTGTAGGCCCAATGGGAGGTAGACCATGAAACGTGAGGATTTGAAAGCCATCGAGGGCCTGACCGAAGAGCAGATCAACGCAGTGATGCGGCTGCACGGTCTAGACGCAGCCGCCCATCAGGCCACTGTACAGGGCCTGCAGGCGCAGCTGGCCACTGCACAGCAGGGTCTGGCGGCCTTCGACGGCGTGGACGTCAACGATCTGCGCAGTCAGATCACCAACCTGACCAATCAGCTGAGCCAGCAGGCTGCAGAGTTCGCCTTCAACGGTGTGCTGCGCGCTGCGGCCCACGAGGCCGGCGCTCTGGACGAGAACGATGCCATCGCATTGCTGCCGAACAGAGCTACACTGCGCGAGAGCAAGAATCAGGCCGAGGATGTCAAGCAGGCATTCACTGACCTCAAATCCCGCAAGCCGTACCTGTTCCAGCAGGGTGCCCCCGCCCCGCAGGACGGCGCAGGCCCCGAACCGCAGCCGGGCAACGAGCCCCAGGGCAACCCGATCATCATCCCGAAGCCCCGCAGCCAGGGCGGCAACGCACAGCCCACCCTGCAGGAGTTTCTCCAGATGACTGGCGCGGAACGCATGGCCCTGCGCACCCGTAACCCGGCACTTTTCCAGCAGCTCTCTGCTTTGGTGAGAGCTGCACGACACTAACGAGGTAACTGAACTATGCCTATTCCCGGCACTTTTGGCGGTTTTCCGTTTGACCCCGAGGTCTATCAGGGCTTCGTGGATCAGGAGGCCACCTTCTCCGATTCCATCCTTGCCTCCGGCATTCTGGCAAGCGACCAGAGCCTGGCCGCTTCTCTGGGCAACGGCGGCACGATGGGCACCATCCGTTTCTATAACCCGCTGGACCCTGACACCGATGCCCCGCTGGTCCGTGACGGCACCACTGACAACGTGCCCACCGAGATCTCCGGCGGCAAGCAGTCCTGGATCCGCATCGACCGCATGAAGGCATGGAAGGCCACCGAGCTGACCCGTGAGCTGACTGCAGCCGACCCCATGGCCGCTGTTGCCCGCAACACCGGACGCTACTGGCGCATGTACAAGCAGAGCCTGCTGGTTAAGCTGGTGGATTCCGTTCTGGGCCTGTCCGGGCTGGCAAACCATACCCTGACCGTCAAGACCGGCGGTGTCACTGCCAACCAGCTGATCGATGCGCAGCAGTCCGCCCTGGGCGATTTCTCCGGCAAGTTCGGTCTGCTGGTGGTGCACTCCAAGATTCTGGCCGAGTACAAGAAGCTGGGCCTGCTGAACTACAACAAGTACGTGATCACCAACGTGCTGCAGAAGGAGGTCAGTCTGCCCACCATCAACGGTCTGGTCGTGGTCGAGAATGACCGCGGCACCGACGACGGCACCAACTACAACAGCTTCCTGCTGGGTCAGGGTTCCGTCCTGACTGCCGATCCTAAGGTCATCACCCCGGATTACACCGAGTATGATGCGGCCAAGGCAGGCGGCACCGATATCCTGTACAATAACCGCTCCTTCATTCTGCACCCGAACGGTGTCTCCTTTGACGGCGATAAGATCAACAAGCCCACCCCGACGGATGACGAGTTCACCAACAAGGCAAACTGGGCGCTGAAGTTCGACCACAAGAACGTGCGCATGGGCAAGATCACCATCCCCAAGGCAAACTTTGCCGAGGAGTAACCTATGGACAGCTGGCTGACCTACCCTGAGTACCTCGCGCAGCACCCCGGATCTGCGCTGACCGAGGCAGAGTTCACCCCGCGGGCGGTGGACGCAGCATTCTTCATCGAGAGCGCCACACGCTGGTGCGCCAGCCTTGCCAAAGAGCCTGAACAGCTGGCGCTTCTGGCACAGTGTCAGTCCCGTCTGGTGGCCCTCTCCGAAGAGGTCAGTGCCAGCTGGGACGGTGTGACCAGCGTGAGCAATCACGGCTACACCGAGAGCTATGCCAGCGGCATGGATATGCAGGCGTATCTGGGCAAACGGCAGAGCCAGATCGTGCACGAGGTGCTCTCTGCTCCGTCTACCCGGTGGATGCTGTATCAGGGCGGCGTGTATCACCCGCCCCGCAGACGCTGAGAGGAGGCCCGCCATGCGCAAACCTCTTCTCGCAACAAAGAGTGTCACGCTGGTGCATTGCATCCGGCAGGGCACTGGCAGCACCAGCTACACCACGGTGCTGTCTGGCGTGCGGCGGCGTGGGAGAAAAATACGGTGTTGTACCCAAGGAAGTCATGCCGGAAACCGCTCACTCGAACAACACGAGTGCCATGGGATCATTGATCAACGAACGTCTCCGCAAAGGGGGATACACCATCCGAGAAATGGCCGCTCAAGGCAAAAAAATCAAAGAACTGCGTGCAGAGAAAGTATCTGTTTTGAAAGATATTTATCGCATTTTGGCTCTCTGCTT